GTAGGGTACGACGCAATTGAAACATCATTATTAATTACATCCACATCACAATATTCTGGTGGCTCTAACAAATTTCCTGAAATAATACTAAACCGCGTTTCTTATAGTGGTGGATTTTCAGCTACTGAAACATGGTATCCAGGAACAGTCGCTAATCCAAGATATATTCCTCTAATAATGACTAGATTTGGTGGTCCAGGAGAATGCCTCACATCTACTTCCAGTGTGCCTACTTCTTTTGATGGGAAAAACTTATACAGTGACCTTAGTAGTGGAGGTCGTACTGGGATTCATTTATATACGAGATTTGTATATAGTTGATGGGGTATTTACATGATGCAGATAATTATCACTATAGTTTGTACAGTTTTAGCTTCATCTGGATTTTGGTTATTAATTGAAAGATATTTAGATCGAAAAGATGTACGTACGAAGCTGCTTATAGGCATTGGGCATGATAGAATCATTACTTTAGGCATGATGTATATCGAACGCGGATGGATTACTAAAGACGAGTTCGAAAATCTATATGATTATCTATACATCCCATATCAAAAAGCTGGCGGAAATGGGAGCGCTACAAAAATTATTCAAGAAGTTATGAAACTTCCAATTAAACAACATTCGGAGGAAAATTATGAAAATCAAAATGACAAATAAAGTTTATGATACACTAAAATGGATTGCTCAATATCTTCTTCCAGCACTTGGAACTTTATATTTTACACTTTCTCAAATTTGGGGGTTTCCTTATGGTGAAGAAGCTGTTGGCACAATAACAGCTATTGATACTGCAATAGGAATTGTACTTGGAATTTCTAATGCTCAATATCGTAAGGAATATATTGTTATCGAAGAAGAGAAAAATAATAATAATCCTGTAGAATGAGGGTCTATATGACTCTCATTTTTGCGTAGGTAACTCGTAAAATTTACATAGCTTATAATAGAAAGGAAGTATTAATATGACTTCTGACCAAGAAAAGTATTGAAAAACAAGACAAAAATGTATTGAAGCATCATGAAATTCTTGGAAGGTAAATAGTATATGTAGGTGATAGTACATATGCTATTATCTTTTATTCTTATGAAACTCGTAAAATTTACATAGCTTATAATAGAACCTGAGTAAATAATTATATTTAAAGGAGATATTAAAATGCTTAATTTTATGAATATGGAAAAAATCAACAAAACGTTGTACAGACTTAACAATAATAAAGTTAAAAAGTGGAGTGATAAAAGTAAGTATCATGCGAACAAAATTAATGGGTATATTGCAAATAAAAATAATGGATATATGCATAAATACGAAACTATTTTGAATCACATGTATATTAAACATCATAGTCGCTTGGCTAATTATTATTTAAATCGTGCTCGTATTGGTGATGAAGCTCTAGAATACATGAAAATGAGAGCAGAAGAACTTGATATTAAATTAGATTAAATTGGTTCAAAGGTAAATAGTATATGTATGTAATAATACATATGCTATTACCTTTTATTCGTAATTAAAACATACCTTATAATAGAGATGAAAGTCTCAACTAAAAATATTTGGAGGAAAGTGTTATGAAACTCTTTAAGAAAAATGATGTAGTGTTGGCTGCAATTGATGGTGAAATTCAAACTTTGCACGAGAAATTGGAATCTATTGATCCCGCAAGTTCTGAGTATACCACATGTGCCAGAAATCTGGAGTTGATGATGAAACTTCGCGATGAGAAATCGAAAGGATCTAAAATCCCACCAGAAGTATGGGTGCCTGTGGTTGCTAATCTTGCCGGTATCTGTTTGATTCTATTCTGGGAACAAACTCATGTAATCACGTCAAAAGCACTCATGCTCCTCAAAAAGCGTTAAGGAAACTTAGCGCTTTCCTTTTTATATTTATAAAGGTTGATTAGAAGAATGAATAGTGTTATTGTATCATCAAAATGTATGAATTGGCGAACCCCTGATGATTTATTTCAAGTTTTAAACAACGAATTTAATTTTGTATTAGATAGTGCTGCCGATAAATATAATCATAAATGCAAAAATTATTATACTGTAGAAGATAATTCTTTGACTAAATCTTGGGATTTTGGCGGTTCTGTATTTTGTAATCCTCCATATGGAAAATATATTTCTAAATTCGTTGAAAAAGCTTTTTATGAATCTATGGAGATTCCATATCCAATAGTATTATTAATTCCTGCAAGAACAGATACAAAATGGTTCAAAAATTATATTTTTAATAAAGCTGAAATTAGATTTATATCAGGACAATTAAAATTTATTAGTCCTGATGGTCAAATTTTGGATTCTGCGCCATTTCCATCCATGGTAGTTGTTTATAACCCATATGGTAAAGTACCAAAAGTAATATTTATGAATTATAAGAAAGGAGATATCAAATGAAAAACTGTTGTGAGGTTAAAATATTATGATTCCTATCAAACTGCACAAGCTAAGATATGATGAACTGTCAGAAGTTTTAATTGAAAAGGTACTTGAGATAGAAACTATGTATCAAAAAATGTACGATAATTGCAAGCACCGTTCTGGATGGTGTAAGAAAGGCGATTGCAAAAAATGTGAATATACGAGGTAGAAGAATGAGAGAGATTTTGTTTAGAGGCAAAAGTGCAGAAGACGGGAAGTGGTTTACTGGTCAACTGCTTCATTTTAAATCTCCTGTGTCGAAAAAAGAACTTGACATAATTGTCGAGGGGTGTGAATGGGACGACTTTAATGAGTGGTGCAATATTGGTAGAAGAGCAAAGGTTGTTCCTGAAACAATCGGACAATACACAGGATTGACCGACAAGAACTGTAAAATGATTTTTGACGGGGATATTGTTCAGGCACATTTCAGAACAAACCATAGTAAGCAAATATTCCGAGTTACCTTTGACGATGGAATGTTCATTTTTAACAATGGATATGTGAAACTGCCTGTACGTGAAATTTACGGAATAAAAGTTATCGGCAACATCCACGATAACCCTGAATTATTGAAAGGAGATATCAAATGACAAGAAAGGAGATTGTTCAAAGAGACTTCGCATCATACGATTATGTTGTCGGACCGGAGCATAAAGGAGGTGTTAGTGGTTGTCCGCATGACTATGGGTTGGGACCTGCAAGATATCATAATGAATTTGGTTGTAAAGGATACTCAGACGATTTATGCAATTTTTGTTGGAATGAGGAGGTAAAAGAAAATGAATATGAAGCCTATGTTGAAAACGTTAGAAACATTTTTGGCAAAGAACTCTAAGACGATACTAACGTCTATATCTATTGGCGCTGGTGTTGGGGCAACGGCTCTTGGAATTGTAGCAACTGTGAAAGCAACTAAAAAAGTTATGCATGAGAGAGAAACAAAAGAAGATATTAAGAAGTCGGAAATTGTAAAGATGTGTTGGAAGCTTTATATACCGACAGTAACTCTAACCGCAATATCTGCTGGATGCGCAATTGGGTCATTGAACCAGGCTAATAGAACCATTGCGGGGCTTCAGAGTCTATATACGGTAACGGCGTCTACTCTGCAAACATACCAGCAAAAGGTTTCTGAGATCGTTGACCAGAAAACAAACGAAACAATCAAAAATGCTGTAGCACAAGAAAAAGTTTATAGTCAACCAATGAAGAAACAAGATGTTATATTTACCGGTAAAGGGACTGTCCTTTGTATGGATTCTCTTTCTGGAAGATATTTTACTAGTGACATTCAAGCTTTGAGGAAGATTCAGAACGATATTAATCAACAGATTATTAATGAAGTCTGGGCTTCTTTGAACGACGTGTATTATGCAATGGGTCTTCCACCTGTAAAGCTAGGTGTCCAGCTTGGATGGAATACTGACCATCTTGTAGACTTCGATTTCGAGGCTTGTTTAACTGAAGATGGTGAACCTTGTTTAGTCGTTGACTATGTTGTAGGACCAAAAGACGGTTATCAAAGAATTTACTAATAAAAATATATTTAAGGAGGGTGTAAATTATGAAAACTTTAAACAGATCGGAATTCGCACAGACAGAGGATTATATTTTGGCATTGGAGGAACATATTTCAACTCAAAATGACATTATTAAATCAATGGAAAAGGCAGGAGCGGAAATACAAAAGAAAGCTGAGATGGCTTATGAGGATTTAAGGATTGCTGAGGATAAAAACGACGAACTTCAAAATCAAATTTCGAATCTTAAAGACAAGGCATCAGAATCCGTATCATCTATTATCAAAGAACGTCAAGATTATAAGATTCTTAAGGATAAGGTCGAAAATTTGTCTGCTGAATGCGATTATCTTAAGAGAGTTATTAATCTTCAATTACGGAACAATGTTGAAGTATGGCGCCTAGAAGACATTTCAAACACCAAGCCTATAGTCCTTAAGCTTCAAGAAAACATTGGGAATGAAATTATTGTACGTATAGAAAGGGGTTAATTATGAAACTTTTAAAGTATATTTTAATATCAATTTTAGTTCTTTTTGGGCTTTCGATGTTGTGCACAGCAGGAATTATTTGGTTGATTGTCTTAATATTAGCTTAAAAATATTTTAGGAGGGATCTTTATGGTTACTGGAACTTTGTGTTTCGTAGTTGTTATTACTGCAATTGTATGTAATATTTTCACTGGTGCTGCTAAGGTAGTATCTTTAATCGCTCTTGGACTTGGGGCATTATGTATGTTTTTAGATGCAAAATGTCTAGAAAGAACTGTTATAGATGTTAAAAATTTAAAGGAGAAAAACAATGAAAAAACAAAGTGATATCGGAAGAAGACTACAGCAAGTTCGCTACGAACGAGATTATACTGTTGAATATGTTGCTAATCAAACTGGTATTTCTGCTAATGTAATTTATCATTATGAGAATTATGGAGGAGTTCCAGGTTCTGAATATCTTGGAAAAATCTGTAAAGTTCTCGGAATTTCCACTGATTATGCAATTTACGGAGATAAAATTGAAACAATTCGCAGAAATGAGGATATTTATATTACTGATCTTAAAGATCTTATTAGTAATCAACAACGTGTTCTTAATAGGTTTTTAACAAAAACACCATCAAAATATGTTAAAGATAAAAACAAAATAAATGGATTTGATGATATATACGATTTTAATTTCGGAAAGGAGGAATAATAATGTTACCATTTGAACGCTGTAGAAGATGCAAATTTAGGAAGAGTGAAGTATTTCCTAGTTGTTTTGCTGGTGGTGATTCTGGTTATGATACATGCCATAATTTTGTAGATAAGGGGTCTTTTGAACCTACTATATTTTTGAGAAATGGGAAATGGTATGGGACTGTTAAGACCAAGAGTTGCGAAACACGAGAAGAAGCCGAACAATCGCTAAAAGATATTCTCAATTCGTAAAATTTACATAGCTTATAATAGAGATGGAGACATCTCAATAAATCAATTAAATTTTGGAGGAAAATAAAATGGAAGAACTGAAAACTGTTGATTTGATGAATGATGAGGCTGTTGAAGAAGTTGAAGAGACTTCTAATAAGTCTAATAAAGTCTTAATTATTGGCGCTGCAATCGTCGCTACGGCGGGTGTTGCTGGTCTTGGTTATGTACTTTATAAGAAATATAAGAAGAAACAAGCTCTTCTGGCTGAACATAATCAAATAATGGATGCAGACTTCGAAGAAACTGACGAATAAGTTGATTGTTAAAAACATCGAAAAGGTAAATAGTATATGTAGGTGATAGCACATATGCTATTACCTTTTGTGTTTTTAATGATGGTATGAATTATGGATCATGTAAAATTTGTTAAAAAGCAAAACAAAATATATAAAATACACATGTATATTAGTTATTTTAAATACAACACAATAAAAAACTATCATTTACGCAAGCTTGATTCTGGTCGGTATTATAAAGCTAAATAAATCAATTAAATTTTGGAGGGTATGAAAATGGAAGAAAAGAAAGTTGAGAAAAAGACATCTGTTAAAAAGGAATTGCTTAAGTTTGGTTTAGGAATTATATTTACTGCTGGTGCTTCGATTATTGTTGGTAATCTTGTTAATAAGGTTTGCCCAACAAAGGATTTAAATTGGATTAAAAAAACTGCTGTGATTATTACTGGAACCGTTATTGCAGATGTTTTGGCAGATGTAGCTACGGAAAAGGTTATGAGCACCATAGGAGAAATCGGAGAGGCCATTAAAGGAATCGGAGAATCCATGAGTAGTGTGGCAGAATAAAACAACTTATAAGAAAGGAGGATGAAACATGACTAATAGACCAGATTTGGACAACTTAAGAGAAAAGTATCCTGATAATTCTTTATCAAAACAGAAAGAAGTAGAAAAAGATACGTCTCCTGTTGTAAAGCATAAAGTCTCTGTTAAAAAGAAGACGTTTCTCGAAAAGGCAGAATCTAAGATATTTCAGACGAGTCTTAAGAACGCAGCTGGAGATATATTTAATGATATTCTTGTTCCTGCAGCAAAAGGCACATTTTTTGATATGTGTAGTGGGTTTCTAAGAAGTATCTTGTTTGGTGGAGGTTCCTATATTTCGAGTAATAGGAGTAATCTTAATCAATTTGGAACTTCTCATTATGGTTCTTATTATAAGAGACAAGATCAACCTCGCACGAACACTATTTCTGGTTCCCGTATATCTCTAGAATCTATAGTGTTTGAAACATACCAAGATGCAGAGATGGTATTCAATCGTATGTTGGACTTTTTAGAAACTTATCATCGTGTGAGCGTTTCCGATTATTATGAGATTACTGGATATGGAACACCAGCATTCACATATAATAATTACGGATGGACAAATCTCTCAACTGTCAAAATCATTAAAAACGGTTCTGGTTGGGGATTGAGTCTTCCTCCGTTGGAGGTTATTTAATGTCTATAGAGCAAATGCGTGGAATTCTCAGTAGAGTTTATGTTTCACAATTTTGGAAAGCAAAGGTCAATAAAATGAGTGACAAGCAAGTATATGCAGTATATATGAGATTTTTAGAAAACGGAAAATTGAAAGGGGTAAAATAATGAATACTACAAACATTATTAAAACTGCAAAAGGCATCGTAGGAAGAAGTGGTCTTATTTTAAAGAAGCATTCTCCTACGATTCTGACAATTGGCGGAATTGCTGTGATTGGAGCGGGTGTCGTTCTGGCTTGGAAAGCTGGTAGAAAGCACGAAACTGTAAAAGATAAAGTAGATGCTCGCGTAAAAGAGGTAGAAGATACTAAAAATAATCTTGGCGAAGAGTTCTATTCAGAAGAAGAATATAAAAAAGATCGTGTAAAAGCAGTTCTTTTCGGTATTGGCGAGTACACAAAACTCTATGCTCCTGCTATATTGACCACTGCAAGCGGTATTACAGCTATTTTAGTAGGTCATAAAGTTCTTAAAAGCAGAAATATGGCTCTTGTTGCAGCATTTCAAATGGTAAACGAGGCGTTTCAGAAGTACAGAAAACGTGTAATTGATGAATATGGAGAAGAGACCGATTATCTGTTCAGAACAGGGCAAAAAGTCGAAGAAACAGTAACCAAAACTCGAGATGAAAATGGTAAAAAGGTAAAAACTGTTGAGAAGAAAGTCGTCAAAATAAATGATGACGGTAATCCTTATAGATTTTTCTTCGATGAGGGTTCCTGTCTCTACAAACGTGGTAATAGACTCTCAAATTTGACAGTTTTAAGACATCAACAGAATTATGCAAATGATATTTTGAACATTCGTGGCCATATTTTCTTGAATGAGGTTCTCGATTCTCTCGGTTTGGAGCACACTCCTGCTGGAGCAGTATGCGGATGGATTAAAAATCCTGACCAAGGCGATAATTTTGTTGACTTTGGTGTATTTGACCGTCTTACCGGAACACCTTATGACGAATTTGTATGCCCTGGTACCACAGAACCGTCATTTGAGCTAACATTTAATGTCCAAGGCGTTATTTATGACTTGATTTAAGGAGGGTTAAGTTATGGAAAAGACCAGAATTGCTATAATTTCGTTCATTTTTGGAGCTGTCGCTGGCTCCATTGCTACATATTTTGTTATGAAGCAACAAATGGAACCGGAATTAGAAGTTGTTTATGAACCGAATGATGAAATTAAAGAACGAATCAAGGATGATTTCGAAAAAAAAGTAAATACTGAAAGAAAGGTGGTGACAGAATCTACTAAACAGGAAGACGAGCAAGATAAGAAAGAGTACGAAAATATTATTCGTAAGTACAATCATCAACTCAAAAAGCCTGAAGTAGATATTAGAGATATGTTGAACAAAAAACCATATTTGATTTCTGAAGAAGATTATGCGACTACTAACCTTAATTATGATAAGGATTCTATGACATATTATGCAGAGGACGATGTTCTAACTGACGATTGTGATGAAATGGTTGATGATCCTGGAAGGTTTGACGAAGCTGTTAAAGTGTTGCTAGATTCTACTAACGATGAAACTGAAGTTTATATTAGAGATGATAGTACATACACTGATTATGCTGTGTCAATATCTAATGGCTCATATCAACGAGAAGTTCTTGGATATATTGAAGAATTGGAGGATGAACCTAGACGTCCAAAGCATAAGAAAGATGAGGACGAATAATGGGCACTAAAAAAGTCAAATTATATTTTGATTGGTTGTGCGAAAGAATCGGAATACAAGATAAACATGTTAAAGACAGCCAAGCAATTAATATTCTTTACGAAACAAAATTTAGAGTTTGTGAGAAATATCATAAACAAGTTGCGTTGGATGAAAGCAGAATCGAAGATGTTCTTTCTATGAGAGAAAAGTTTACAAACGATTCGGATTTTGAGCCAATGTTTGATGCCCGATTTCTTCTTAGAGTCGGGCTATCAGACGTTAGTATATTTGAAATGATGGTTGCTTTGGCTGATAGAATGGTTTATAATTGTTCTGATTCTATTGATAGAAGCGAGGCGTTCCTCATCATGTTTAAGAATTTGTTCAGTGGAATCGACGAAAATGATTCCGAAAAACTTCTAGAAAGAGTTAAAAAATTCTTAAATCGTGAGTACGATAAGGACGGTACGTTCGGTCTATTTCCTCTAAAAAATCCCAAAAAAGACCAAAGAAAAGTCGAGATTTGGTACCAAATGATGGCTTATATTATCGAAAATTTTTGACATTTTGTGTCATTTTCGAAAAACAATTTCGAAAAGTTAGTTAAAAAATGAGTAATAATTAAGACTTAAAATTACTTAAAACGCTAAAAAATCGAATTTTGTGTCATTTTTTTGACACATTGTGTCATTTTTAAAAACGCCAAAAACCCTTATATATCAAGGCTTTCGGGGTTTTTTGTGTCATTTTTGAAAAAATTACTAAAGACTTTAGAAAAAAAAGTAATATATTTATAAAAGTTTTAGAGTTTTATGCAAAAATGACACACGGCGGAAAGGAGGGTGTAAACGTGGATTTTTATCGAATTAAAGAAGAAACCCAAAAAAACGGAACAATCGTATTATATCCAGACTTTAAAATTTGCCGTTCGAAGGATCTTATGGTTCGAGGAAAATCTTTTTATGCCATCTGGGACCAAGATTTAGGTTTGTGGTCTACTGATGAATATGATGTTCAAAGATTAATTGATGAAGATTTGGAGAAGTATAAACAGGAACTCTCAAAGAAAACTGATTCTCCTATTAGAATTAAATCTATTGGTTCATATTCGTCATCTACATGGACTAAATTTAAAAATTATATTTCCAGTCTTTCTGATAATGAACATCAACTTGATGAAAAGCTCACCTTTGCAAATGATGTTATTGAGAAAAATGACTATGTTAGTAAACGTTTGCCATATCCTATTGAAGAAGGAAATATTGATAATTATGAAGAATTAATATCAACTCTTTATGATCCAGAAGAAAGAGCTAAAATTGAATGGGCTATTGGTGCAGTTATTTCTGGAGATTCAAAATCCATTCAAAAATTTTTAGTTTTTTATGGAGAAGCAGGAGCTGGAAAAAGTACGGTTCTTAATATTATTCAAAAACTTTTTCAAGGATATTATACAACGTTCGAAGCTAAGGCTCTTGTTAGTTCTAATAACCAGTTTGCTACAGAAGTTTTCAAAACAAATCCTCTTGTAGCAATTCAGCATGATGGAGACCTTTCTAAAATTGAGGACAATACAAAATTAAATTCTATTGTTTCTCATGAAGAAATTGCAATGAATGAGAAATACAAAGCGACATACACTGCGAAAGTAAATTGTTTCTTATTTATGGCAACAAATAGACCGGTCAAAATTACAGATGCAAAATCAGGAATTATTAGAAGACTTATAGATGTTAAACCATCAGGAAGAAAACTTAGTCCTAAGAAATATGCGGCAGTTGTATCTAAGATTGATTTCGAACTTGGAGCAATTGCATACCATTGTTTAAAAGTCTATCAATCGATGGGAAAAAATTATTATGCAGGATATAAACCGATTGACATGATGTTCCAAACAGATGTGTTCTTCAATTTTGTAGAGGATTCATATCCGATATTCAAAAACGAAGAATATATTACATTATCTCGTGCATATGCCATGTACAAAACATATTGTGATGAGGCTTTAGTCGATTTTAAACTTCCAAAATACAAATTCAGAGAGGAACTTAAAAATTATTTCGAAGAGTTTTTAGATCGATATAGAGATAATGATATTCAGCTTCGTAGCGTTTATAGAGGTTTTCTATACCAAAAATTTACAACTACACAAGAAGAACCAAATAAAGAAGAACATCAACCTTCGTTAGTGTTGGATTGTAAAGAATCTATATTTGATAAGATATATGCTGAATGTCCTGCACAATATGCAAATTCTTATGGGACTCCATGTAAGAAATGGTCAGAAGTAACAACTAAGTTAAAAGATATAGATACAAAAAGATTACATTTTGTTATGATGCCAAAAGACCATATTTTTATTGATTTCGATTTAAAAGATGAAAATGGAGAAAAATCTTTTGAAAAAAATTTAGATGCGGCCTCCAAATGGCCTGCTACATATTCTGAAATTAGTAAAAGTGGTTCTGGCATTCATTTGCATTATACTTATCTTGGAGATGTGTCTCAACTTAGCAGGTTATATTCAGAAAATATCGAGATTAAAGTTTTTACTGGTAATTCGTCTTTAAGGAGACAGCTTACAAAATGTAATAATCTCGATGTTTCGTCTATTTCTTCTGGACTACCATTGAAAGGAATAAAGATGATTAATTTTGAGGGTGTTAAAAACGAAAGGCATCTTCGTTCCTTGATATTACAGAATCTAGAAAAGAAGATTCATCCAGGAACAAAGCCTAGTATTGATTTTATTAATACTATTTTAGATAATGCTTATAAAAGTGGAATGATGTATGATATTAGCGATTTGCGTCCAAGAATTATGGCTTTCGCTAATAATTCGACACACCATTCAGAGTATTGTTTAAAAATTGTTTCTAAAATGAAATTTAAAGCGGAAGAGAATTCCACAGGGAATGAAAACAAGTATAAAAGTGATACTTTAGTTTTCTTTGATGTGGAAGTATTTCCTAATTTATTTTTATTGAATTGGAAATTTCAAGGAGCAGAAAAAGTTGTTCGTTGTATTAATCCAGAACCAAAAGAAATTGAAGAACTTTTGAAATACAAATTAGTAGGTTTCAATAACAGACGGTATGACAATCATATTTTGTATGCTCGATATATTGGTTATACAAACAAAGAGTTATATGAATTATCACAAAGACTTGTTTCTAAAGATAGTCAAAATGGAACATTTGGTGAGGCATATAATTTGTCTTATACAGATGTTTATGATTTTGCTTCTTCTGGAAATAAAAAATCTTTAAAAGCATTTGAAATAGAGCTTGGCATACATCACCAAGAACTCGGATTGCCATGGGATAAACCTGTGGACGAAAGTTTATGGGAAAAAGTTGCCGAGTATTGTGATAACGATGTTATTGCTACTGAAAAAGTCTTCGAACATCTTAAATCTGACTGGACTGCAAGACAAATTTTGGCAGAACTCAGTGGATTAACAGTAAATGATACAACGAACAAACATACAACCAAAATTATATTTGGAAATGATAAAAATCCTCAGTCTTCATTTGTTTATACAGATTTGTCTACCATGTTTCCTGGATATCAGTTTGATCACGGAGTTAGTACATATAGAGGTGAGAAAACTGGCGAAGGAGGATATGTGTATGCGGAACCTGGAGCGTATAAAAAAGTTGCACTATTGGATGTTGAATCAATGCATCCAACTAGTATTGAGCAATTAAACCTATTCGGAAAGTATACTGAAAAATTTAGTGAAATTAAACGCGCCAGACTTGCTATAAAACATGGAGATTTTGAAACAGCTTCATCTATGATGGGAGGAAAGCTAGCAAAATATTTGAATGATAAAGCTGATGCAAAGAATCTATCAAATGCGTTAAAGACTGTCATAAATTTTGTTTATGGACTTACTTCAGCAAAATATCAAAATGAATTCAAAGATCCGAGAAACATTGATAATATTGTTGCTAAACGAGGCGCCTTATTCATGATAGATCTGAAGCATGCAGTTCAGGAAAAAGGTTATACAGTCGCTCATATCAAAACCGACTCTATTAAAATTCCAGATGCTGATGATTATATTATCAAATTTGTTAAAGATTTTGGAAAGAAATATGGTTATAATTTTGATCATGAAGCAACTTATGAAAAAATGTGTTTGGTGAATAATGCTGTATATATTGCAAAATATGTTCCTGCTAATTCTGGTGAATGGACTGCAACTGGGGCACAATTTGCTCAACCATATGTATATAAAACATTATTTACAAAAGAGCCAATTCAATATGATGACTTAACCGAAACGAAAAGTGTTACTAGTGCTATGTATCTTGATTTCAACGAGAAGTTGAACGAGGACGAGCATAATTATCAATTTGTTGGAAAAGTTGGATGTTTTCTACCAGTTAAACCAGGATTTAATGGAGGAGTTCTTCTTAGACAACAAAATGACAAATATTATGCTGTTACAGGAACAACAGGATTTCGTTGGGTTGAATATGAGTCTGTTCAAAAAGATGATATTGATAAAATCGTAGATGAGGAATATCATAAAAAATTAGTTAATGAAGCTATTGAGGAAATAGAGAAACATATTCCTTTTGACGAATTTATTAATTCTAATGTTCCTTGGGAAGCACCATGCGGAGAATCAAAATACGCATGCAAAGACTGTCAGTTTTATAGTATATTTGAAAATACTGGAAAATGTGCATTAGGATACGATGTATCACAAATCATTAATATGGAGGGTAAATGATATGGAAAACATTATTGTTGAAAATGCTAAAATTGCTTTTAAGAATTTCTCTGGTAAAGAAGGCCAATTTAATCCTGAAGGAAAACGAAATTTTTGTTTGATCTTAGATCCCGAGTTAGCAGAAAAGCTTCATGCGGATGGTTGGAATGTTCGAACACTAAAACCGAAAGATGATGGCGAAATTCCTCAGCCTTATATTCAAGTATCAGTGTCGTTTCTTGCTAAACCACCTAAGATCGTTCTTGTTACATCTAGAGGAAAAACTCTTCTTACAGAAGAAACTGTTGGTATGCTTGACTGGGCTGAGATTACAAATGTTGATTTATCAGTAACACCATATCAATGGTCCGTTGCAGGGAAAAACGGAGTTAAAGCATATTTGAAGAACATGTATGTTACTATTCAAGAAGACGAGTTTGAAAAGAAGTATGATGATATTCCTGATTCCGCAATGGGATCTATCATGCTTTGATGAAGTACGAAGATTTATTTGACCATCAAAAGAAAGTTCTGGATACTCTCCGGTCTGGGTCCATCTTAAATGGTGGGCTCGGATCGGGAAAGTCCATCACGGCACTGGCTTTCTTTTTTCATAAAATTTGTAAATCTAATATAGATTTTGAACATCCATATATATCAGTGCCGCTTTATATTATAACAACTCCTAAAAAACGAGACGCTAAAGAATGGGAAAGTGACATTGAAAAATTTGGGCACAATCCAAGTTTTTTAAAAGTTGATTCTTGGAACAATATAAAAAAATATAAAGAAATTCGTGATGCATTTTTTATATTTGACGAGCAACGAGTTGTAGGATATGGTGCCTGGACACAAAGTTTTTTAAAAATTGCAAAAAATAATAAATGGATTTTATTAACAGCTACTCCTGGAGATACATATATGGATTATATGCCAGTAATGATTGCGAATGGATATTATAAACATAAAACAGAATTTATGAATCGTCATGTTGTATATAAAAGAGGTGTAGAGTATCCATGTATCGATCATTATGTAGAAACAGATAGACTCGATAAAATCATAGATCATTTGTTAATAAAAATGGATTTTCAAAGGAATGTGATATATAATAAAAAATATATTTTTTGTAATTATAATAAAGAACTTTTAAAAGAATTACAAAAAACAAAATTCAATCCTGATACAGAAAAACCATTTCAAAATGTTTCGGAATATTGTATGTATGCAAGGAGAATTGTAAATCTAGATTATAGTAGATGTTTAAAACTTTTAGAACTTTTTCAACTTCATAAAAAGGTTATAGTATTCTATAATTTTACATCAGAACTTATAGCTATAAGAAATTTATGTTCAAAATATAATCTAACATATTCCGAATGGAATGGAGAAAAACATGAGCCGATTCCTCAAAATGAATGCTGGTTATATTTAGTGCAATATGCTTCTGGATGTGAAGGATGGAATTGCATTTTGACTGACACTATTATTTTTTATAGTTTATCTCATTCATATAAAATGACTAAACAAGCAATGGGAAGAATAGATAGATTAAACACACCATTTAAAAAATTAAATTATTATTTTTTAACTAGTAAAAGTTGGATCGATTATAACATCATGAATTGCTTGAATAGAAAAAAAGATTTTAATGCTAGAAAAATTGATTTTTAAAAACTCGTAAAAAAAACATAGGTTATTATAGGAGAGAAGGATAAAACGTACCCTTTTTCTTTTTATTTTCTATAGGAGGGTTAATATGAAAGAAAGTGCGTTTCAAAGAAAATTTTTAAAAGAAGTAAAAAAGATATTTCCAGAAGCGATTATTATGAAAAACGATTCATCATATTTGCAAGGAATTTCTGATTTTACAATATTATTTCCAAATGGAAAATGGGCGTTGTTAGAATTTAAGAAAAGCTCTAATTCGAATGTTCAACCAAATCAAGAATATTATGTAGAAAAAGCCAAAACATGTTCTTATGGAGCATTCGTATCTCCAGAAAATGCGGAGGTAATCTTAAATGAAATTCAAGAATCATTCTTCTCTTGAGGGCACTCATGCTGTTTATGGTGCAAGTCAATATCATTGGTTAAATTATGATGAAGAAAAAATAAAACAATCTTATATTAATAAACTTTCAGTTTTAAGAGGAACAGAACTTCACGATTTCTGTAAAAGATCAATTGAATTGGGAATTAAACTTCCTAGAACAAAATCTACAATAAATCAATATGTAAATGATGCTATCGGCTTTCGTATGTCACCTGAGGTTTTATTATATTATTCGCAATTCTTTTATGGAACAGCAGATGCAATATCTTTTGAAAAAAGTTTTTTAAGAATACACGATTTAAAAACAGGATTAACACCAACATCATTTAATCAAACAAATATTTATGATGCGTTGTTTTGTTTAGAGTATGGTTTTAGCCCATTTGATATCGAGAGAGAACACCGCATTTATCAAAATGATGATTATAGGATTAACAATCCGGATCCTATGATTATAAGAAAAATTATGGATAAGATTATAAGATTTGACAAGATTTTATCAGAAATTAATGAAACATATCTTTAATAAAGGAGGTTGAACCATGAGTGAATTTATGCATGAAGGAGTTAAAAGACGCTCCGGCCGTTATGAATGGGGTTCTGGAGAAAATCCGTATCAGCATGAACCATGGTACAATCCTGGGTCAAACCCTAAAGAAACCGTCAAAAAATTAAAAGAAAACGGCCTTACAAATTCTCAAATTTCTGATATTTTAAAGAATGAAGGTCTTAATGAAAAACAAGCATCTTCGGCAATGGAGATAAAAACAACACAATATCGGAATTATATCAAAATTGCTAGAGAGAAAAAGTTGGCTCAAGATAGAACAACCGCCGAACAATTAAAATCTAGAGGATGGTCGAATGTTGCTATTGCTGAGAGAATGAAAGTTTCCGAAGGCACTGTTAGGAATCTTTTAAAACCAGGTGTTGAAGAAAAAGCAAACATCATTAATAATACGTCAACTATGCTAAAAGAAAGTCTGAACAAAACTGGATATCTTGATGTAGGGCTTGGAACTGAAAGATATTTAGGTATTTCTAGAGATAGGCTTCGGGCTAGTCTTCAGCAATTAAAAGAAGAAGGATATAAAATCTATTATATCGAGCAAACTCAACAAGGAACTGGAAAGAAAACAAATACTATGGTTTTATCTAAACCAGACGGTTCTTTTGGAGAAGTTTTTAATGACCAAAGTTTGATATCACCGCCATTTGAATATAGCGATGATGGAGGAAGATCTTATAGAGGTATAAAACCAGTTACTTCTATAAATTCAAATACTATAAAAATCGTTTATGCAGAAGATGGAGGAACAGAAAAAGATGGATTAATTGAACTTCGTCGTGGAGTTCCAGAATTATCGCTTGGTGGAAATAATTATGCTCAAGTAAGAATTGCTGTCGATGGAAGTCATTATATAAAAGGAATGGCCGTTTATTCAGACGACCTTCCAAAAGGAATTAATGTTCGTTATAATACTTATAAACACAAAGAAACTCCCATGCTTGGTTCTAAAGATAATTCTGTATTTAAACCATTAAAGAAAGATGAACAAGGAAATATTAAAGAAGAAGACCCATTTGGCGCTTCAATTAAACAACAAGATTATATTGACAAAGACGGAAATCAAAAACTTTCTCCAATTAATATTGTTTCTAAAGAAGGCGATTGGGACAAATGGTCTAAAACTCTGTCTTCACAAATGTTATCAAAGCAATCTCCAGACCTTGCAAAACAGCAATTAACAAAAGATTATGACAAAAGGGTTTCTGAATTTGAAAAAATAAAATCTCTTACTAATCCAATTGTTAGAAGAGAAATGCTAGAAGAATTTGCTTCTTCTTGTGACTCAGCAGCAGTTGAATTAAAAGCAGCGGCTCTTCCAAGACAGGCGACTAAAGTAATTCTACCAGTTCCAGAGTTAAAAGACACAGAAGTATATGCTCCAGGTTATAGAAATGGAGAAAAAGTAGTTCTTGTAAGGCATCCTCATGGTGGAATATTTGAGATTCCTGAATTAACTGTTAATAATAAAAATGATAAAGCAAGACGTATGATTGGAGAATCACAAGATGCAATCGGAATAAATGCAAAAGTAGCAATGCAATTATCTGGAGCAGATTTTGATGGGGATACAGTTGTGGTTATTCCAAATAATTCTGGAAAAATCAAGCACAGTTCCGTTCTTAAAGGTCTAAAAAACTTTGACGCAAATATTGAGTATAAAGGTTATCCAGGAATGAAGGCCATGACTGATAAAGAAAAGCAAATGGAAATGGGTAAAGCATCAAACTTAATAACCGATATGACAATTAAAGGTGCTAGTGAGGACGAAATTGCTCATGCAGTTCGTTATTCTATGGTAGTTATTGATGCACCAAAACATCTGCTTAACGTCGAATTAGCCTATCAAAATGAAGGAATTGCTCATCTAAAAGAAAAATGGCAGGGAGGAGCTCGTAAAGGAGCCTCGACATTGATATCAAAAGCAAAATCTGTAGCAAATATACCAGAGAGAACTGAAGGAATTTTTATAAAAGACGAGACTACTGGTGCCATTAAAAAAAGGTACATCGATCCTAAAACCGGAAAGAAACTTTATACTAATACTGATAGAGAAATAGTTAGAGTTACGTACAAGAATCCGGAAACAGGAGAAATGGAAAAGAAAGTTGTAAGACCTAATAGCAAATTTCTTGAGAATCCTAACATTGTTAGTATGAGAAAAGAAAAAGCTATGATGGAATCAACTAAGATGTACGAAACAGATGATGCTTACACTTTATCTTCTGGAACTAAGATGGAAGCAGTTTATGCAGACTATGCTAATAGTATGAAATCTCTTGCTAATGAAGCAAGAAAAGAATATCTAAGATACGAAAAACCAGTTTATGTTCCTAGTGCTTCTAAAATTTACAAAGATGAAGTTAAATCTCTTAAATCAAGAATTAAGATAGCCGAAGATAATGCTCCTAGAGAACGTGCTGCTCAACGAATAGCATCTTCAAAAATGAAAGCTCTTTACAAAGAAAATCCAGGTTTAAAAGAAGACAAAGATAAGCAGAAGAAACTTAGAAACGACATTCTAACAGAATCTCGTCGAATAGTAGGAGCTAAAAAGCAAGTTGTTAACTTAACTGATAAAGAATGGGAAGCAATTCAAGCTGGTGCCATAACACCATCAATGACAGAAAGACTTGTCAAAAATGCTGATTTAGATAGACTTAAGGATTTGGCAATGCCAAGAAATAATGAGCCATTAATGACAAGATCTATGATTACAAGAGCCAGAAACATGCTTAGAAATGGTGTAACTCAAGCTGACATAGCAGATGCTCTTGGAGTTTCTGTTTCTACATTAAAAAGAGAACTCAATGCTTAGAAAGGAGGCATATAATGAAGAAAGATGTAATGCTAACAACAATCGACAATCCTTATAATCCATTTACAAATTTTGATGAATGGTGGGCGTTTGATATTTCTCATGGATATAATACATGTGCATATTTATCAAGAATTGTTGATGTTTTTTCTGAAAATATTGCCTCAATTTCAGATGAGAAATCCATTGATAAAGCTATGTTATGGATTGTTTTGAAGGATCCTACTGAAAATTTTGCTTTAATCGATAAGAATGGCCAAAAATTTACAGAAAATTTGGAAGAAGCTGGATGATATAATATGGGGGGGTCGAAATATATACACCCCCTCTGTCATCGCCGGCCTCCTTCAAAATTCCCCGGGGGGATATTTTGAATTTATATTTGTAATAGAAAGGGGGGCAAAACCATGTTGAAAGTCTCTCAAAGTATGGCCATTCAGTTAACAAGAGGAGATAACGCGACATTAAATGTTACTATAACTAATGAAACTAGTGGTGAACCTTATGAAATTTCTGAAAAAGACATTATTGAGATGACGGTTAGAAAGAAACCATGTAAGGATAGTGATATAATGTTCCATAAAAAGGTTATTGGAAATCAATCGATTATCATAAATCCTGAAGACACAACGCAGATGCCTTATGGTGATTATGTTTACGATATTCAGTTAACAACAGAGGCTGGAAATGTCTATACAGTTATTCCGCCAAGAACGTTTCGTATAACCCCCGAGGTTACTATGTGATCTGTTTGGAGGTGATGTGGCTTGTTTATTTATAGTGAAAAAACCTTGTCGGTAAAATATGGACTTCAAAATCTTTGAAAGGTAGTATACGTTTTGCCGAGGGGTTACGCGGCTTGATAACAACTGCGGAATCTCCGCCAACTTATAATGACGAGTATATAAGTATACCAAAAGCGTTCAAAGATCAGACATATTTAACAAAGGGATATGTTATGAAGGAAGATTTTAAAGTTTTGGAAATTCCTTTTGATGAAGTTGAGAATTTATCTGGAGGAATAACCGCGAACATTGCATTTTAAGGAGGATAATTTAATGGCAACAAAAGCGTATTCTAAAGTAGTATATAATGGTAAAATACTCATTGATTTGACTAATGATACAGTAGAGGCTTCCAAACTTCTTAATGGTATTAAGGCTCATGATAAAGCTGGTAATATAATTACAGGTACTTGCATGTTTAATGCAGATACAAGCGATGCAACTGCTGCGGCAGGTGAGATTCTTACTGGAAAAACTGCATATGTAAAAGGTTCTAAAGTAACTGGTACCATGCCCAATCAGGGCCAAAAGAATCTTACGATTACGAACGCATCGGAACCTGTTACAATTCCTAGAGGTTATCATGATGGTACTGGTGCCGCAGGTATCGGCGAAAACGATATGGCAGCTCTTACGGCTGGTAACATCAAACAAGGAATTACTATTCTTGGCATTGAGGGAACATTGAGACCTTCTGATGATGTTAAGGCATCCGCTCAGACTGTGACACCTACAGCTACAGATCAGACTGTACTTCCTAAAGAAGGGGAAGATTATATTTCCCAAGTGACAGTTAAAGCGGTACCGTATACTGAAGTTGATAACGAGGCTGGGGGAATCACAGTAACAATTCTTTAATTTTAATAGGAGGGTGTTAGAATGTTATCTTGGACTTGGAAAGCATCACCACCTTTTTCTGGCAATGGTACTCTTGAGTGGGAAATCGGCTTTACATCAAATGGAACCCACTACGATAAATTATCTATTTCCCAAATATACGATTCAGGTGATAGATACAAATTTATTGGATATTGTCTTGGAGATAAATGCAATTTGGCGTATGATAATAATGCATGGACGAATTCGGCTTATAGAAGTATTATATTTGATACGTTGCCGGACGCATCACTATATGCCAAATTGTCGTCTATGGCCACTGTAGATGGACTCATATCAAAGATAGAAGTTAATGGGGTAACGTTACTCGATTTATCATCTGATACAGTTACAAAAGATACTCTTGCCAGAGGCGTATATGCTCATGATAAAACTGGTAAAAGAATTCGCGGAACAATGGAAGCATCGAGCGTACCGAATCTTCAATCAAAATCTGTAACATACACATCCAACGGAACGGCAACTGTCATGCCTGATAGTGGGTATGATGGGTTGAGCAGTGTTGATGTGACGGTGAGCATACCTGTATATGACGGGAGCGTGACATAATGAGTACATTAAAAATCTCATATAACGGTAGTGAGATATCTTCGGTTGATGCAACATCTCCTGTGTCTGTTACTTATAACAATTCAACTATTGCAACGCTTAATGACGGAGACACCAAAACATTGGGCTGTTATGGCAAAGTAATGGCATCTGATGTTGCCATAGGAAGTAAAACGCTGAACTGCAATGGGAAGTTAATGCATGGTGATATTGTTGTGGAATTGGTTGGCTCTGCGGCAAGTGGAGAGACGTGGTACTTCAATGACACAATTAAAAGTGTTAGTGCTCTTGGACTTTACGTTAATTTTACATCAAATGGCGTCTCGTATACAATGATGCACAGCACTACTATTATAGAAGGTAAATTTCATTATGTCAATGTTGTGCAATATTATAATTCAGATACCGAAGCGTTCGCGAATGTTTACAGGTACGACAGAAATACATGGTACAACGAAGCCTACCGTACAATCGTGCTTGATGAACCTGCAACTGGCGATGTCCTTGCATTTTTGGAAGCCAACGCAACAAAGATATCGTAACGTATGACGGATGTTTAACAAGCTGAAAAAATCACTGGCACGATGGAAGCGACAACTGGACCGACATTGCAGGAAAAGACCGTATTCCGAATTGGATGATAATAACACATTAAATCAAAATATCACTAATGAAACTATTTAAAACATTATGAGATTAATGCAGAAATGACAATAGAATAATTATTTGAACCCCTCTATTATCGCATGTGGATTATAAAGTCTCCGGTTCTTTTAATAACTCCTTTCTTCCAACACCCTCCTAAATTTATAAAAGTCCACATGCGATAATAGAGGGGTTTAAATATAAAGGAGGTGGCAAGATGAGCTCAAAAAGACGTCCAAGTATGGATCCAGAAGCAAGGATGCAACAATTAATAAATCTTTCAGTAAATCTTGCCGAGAAGCAGTTGGAAGAAGGAACGGCGTCATCGCAAATAATTACACATTATTTAAAAATGGCAACGCCAATGGCACAATTGGAACGGCAACAACTTGAAGAAGAAATCAAACTTTTAAAAGCAAAAACCGAGGCTCTAGAGTTAGAAAAAGAAGAAAACAATCTTTATAAAGAGGTAATTAGAGCCCTCCATGATTATAGAGGAGGAGACGATTAAATTGTTAATAAAATCTTACTCCGAATTAATCAAAATGAAATCTTTTAAAGAACGATTTGAGTATCTTCAAATAAAACAATTTGTTGGCGATACTACATTCGGAACTCTTAGGTATTTGAATCAGAAATTTTATCACTCAAAACAATGGCGAGAGTTTGCGGATTTTATAGCCGAAAGAGACAATTACTGTGAACTCGGTATTCCAAAAATGGAAATCTCTGGAAGATTAATTATTCATCATATAAATCCTATAACTCCTGAATTTATAGATGATGTGGAAACTGTTTTAAATCCAGACAATGCTATAACATGTTCAGATTTTATTCATAAAGCTATTCATTATGGATTTTATAACAATGCAATGGATATGCCAAAAGAAAGAAAACCAGGCGATACTTGTTTATGGAGGTGAAAAGAATTTGGAAGAAAGCATTTTAAAATCCATTCGTTCAATGATTGGACCATATGCAGATTGCGAAGAGTATGATGTAGATTTAATCACCGCGATTAATTCAGCGTTCTTCACCCTCCATCAATTGGGTGTCGGACTAATTGACACTTTCCAGATTAATGGAATCGATGAAAAATGGGCTGACTTTTTCGATGGAAATGAGTCAGAATTTCAAATGGTAAAAACTTATGTATACCTTTCCACAAGATTGGATGTAGATCCCCCGACGACACAATCTATACTTTCTTCTATGGAAAGAAGGAAACAGGAATGTGAGTGGCGATTAAATTTTAAAGTCGAAGGAGGTGACTGTTATGGATTATACGGGTGTTGAACAAACAGCGAAAGAAGCTTTGAAGCATCATGGAATTCTTGGAATGAAATGGGGTGTTAGGCGCACTCCATAAGAATTAGGTACGATTCTATAATAAAGGAGGTTGAACCATGAATGAATTTATGCATGACGGAGTTAAAAGACGATCAGGTCGTTATAAATGGGGTTCTGGAGAAAATCCGTATCAGCATGAGCCAGGGTACAATAAAACAAAAATAGATAGAACTAAACAAGTCGGAAAAGACACGGATAAGACAGCATTTTTAAAAAAAGCTGGAAGAAATCCTCTTCATCCGTATCTTCCGAGAGACGTTAAGAATTTAAGACATTTATCAGACGATGATCTTATAAAGATAATTAATAGACTTCAAATTGAAAAACAATATGATGAGATTGTAAATGCTGATTATAATGCTGCTTTTGCTAAAAAGCAAAAAGATAAAGAATATGCAAACGAAATTATAAAAGGTATAATTAAAGACAGTGTGAACGCAGCAGCAAAATGGAGTATTAATACTCTCGGACAGTTAGGTACTATGGCGATCAATAAACATATTAATAAAAAGAATAAAGAAACAGAGAATGAAACAGGATCCACGTGATGAGATTATCAAACACAGCCGTACCATATTATTACGGATTATTTCGTGACAAGGTTTTGCGTGGGGAAATTCCGGTTAATCGAGAAATTGCTCAGCACATGGCCAATATCGACCAAATAATAGCTGATCCAAGATATTATTATGATCCTCGCCCAGTAGAAGGTTGGATTAATTTTTGTGAATCCGAAATGACGTTAGTTGATGGATCGGATGTAGAAGTTCTTGATTCTTTTAAATTATGGTATGAAGATTTATATTGTTGGTATTACTTTATTGAGCGACAGATATATGAACCATATCCTGATGGAAAAGGCGGGCATTATGTAACAAAACAGATAAAGAAACGACTTCGGAATAAACAATATCTTATAATTGGTCGAGGAGCTGCTAAATCTCTTTATGATACATGGGTTCAAGCTTATGAACACGATATTAATCCTGAAACGACTCAACAAATAACAGTTGCTCCAACTATGAGATTAGCGGATGCTGTAATGTCTCCATACAGAACTGCTATAAGTAAATCGAGAGGACCTCTTTATAAATTTTTAACAAAGGGATCACTAAATAATACCACAGGCTCCGCAAAGAATCGACAAAAATTAGCTTCAACGAAACAAGGAATAGTTAATACTCTTACAAATTCAATATTAGAAGTTCTTCCTATGTCTATAGACAAATTACAAGGTTTACGCCCAAAAGTGTCGACAGTTGACGAATGGCTATCTGGTGATACACGAGAAGACCCAATCGGTGCAATCGAACAGGGCGCGTCCAAAGTTCATGATTATGTTATTATAGCGACATCTTCTGAAGGAACTGTTCGTAATGGTCCTGGAGATGATATCAAAATAGAACTTAGAAAAATTTTATCGAGAGAGTATAGCAATCCTCATGTATCTATTTGGTGGTATAAGCTTGATAGCATCGACGAAGTTAAATATCCAGAAATGTGGCGTAAAGCAAACCCAAATTTAGGAATCACTGTTAGCTACGATACGTATCAACTAGATGTAGAAAGAGCTGAGCAAGTCCCGTCCCAAAGAAACGATATTCTTGCAAAAAGATTTGGCTTGGAAATGGAAGGATATACATATTTCTTTACTTATGAAGAAACCGTAGCTGGGCCTCCTAAAGATTTTTGGGGAATGCCATGCTCTATTGGTGTCGACCTATCTCAAGGAGATGATTTTTGTGCATTCGATTTCTTGTTTCCATTACCAGGTGGTCAATTTGGTTTAAAAGCCTTATCATATATAACATCAAATACATTTTTAAAACTACCAGGTTCATTGAGATCTAAGTATGAAACATTTATTGACGAAGGTTCATTAGTGATAATGGAAGGTGTTAAATTAGACCTTGATGATGTATATGATGATTTGTGGCGAAAGATTGAAAATGCTAAATATGATGTAAGAACACTAGGATATGACCCATACAATGCTAAAGCTTTCGTGAATCGTTGGGAATTAGATAATGGTCCTTATGGAATGGAAAAAGTAATCCAAGGAGTAAAAACAGAGTCAGTTCCTCTTGGCGAAATCAAGCATATGACGGAAAATCGTATGATATTATTCGATCAACAGATAATGCAATATACAATGGGTAATGCAATAGTTATAGAAGATACCAATGGTAATAGAAAACTTCATAAAAAACGATATGAATACAAAATCGATAATGTTTCAGCACTAATTGATGCCTATGTCGCATATTCGCTTCATAAAGATTTGTTTGATTAAATCAAAATGGGAGGGATTTTATGAAATTTAATATGATCGATGTAGCCACTTATCAAGGGAACATCGATTGGCTTAAAGTAAAACAAACTGGAATCGATGTAGTAATTATAAAAGCTTCTCAAGGAGGCTCCGCAAGTTCTAACGACACAATTAACCCATTTATTGATCCTTGTTTTAAGAGAAATATCGAAGGCGCAATAAATAATGGAATTAAAGGTATTGGCGTTTATCATTATCTTGCAGGAACAACAGTTTATGAGGTTAAACAAGAAGCGAAATTTTTATTAAAACTTATAGAACCTTACAAAGCTTCCATTAATACTTTTGTTGCTGTTGATGTAGAAGACATGTCTACATATCCAAAATATCAAAAACTTGGTGCTGACATTAATACAGAGCTTGTTCAAACATTTTGCAATGAAGTTAAGAGAGAAGGTTATAAACCTGTATTGTATTCAAACAAATCTTTCTTAATAAATTGTTTCAATCATGAAAAAATAGAGAAAGATAACATTGATATATGGTACGCCAGATGGGGTGTTGACGAAGACATTGCAAAAAACGAAGAACCAGAAATGATTGCTTGGCAGTTTGGTAGTTGTTTTGTTAATGGTATTCAAGGTGCTGTAGACGCAAATTGTTATTATGGTGTATTTGAGGAGGATGATGATATGATTAGATGGAAGACAGTAAACGATGTTCCTGAAGGATATTATCGCAATCAAGTAAAAAGACTTATGTACAATGGAATCATTGTCGGAAAAGATGATGGAACTATTGATCTTACAGAGGACATGCTTCGTGGCATTTTAATGGGTGAGAGGTTCATTCCAAGATGGAAGACGATCGACGATGTTCCTAATGGATATTATCGGAATCAGGTCCGTCGTCTTGTTGATTCTGGAGTCATTGTTGGTAAAGATGATGGTTCTATCGATCTTACTGAGGACATGCTTAGAACTATCTTGATTGCTGAACGTGTAGAATAATCAAAATGAAAGTTGAAAGGTGGTGAGAAGCATAAAAGCACCAATTAAAGAAAGATTTAAAAAAGCTTGGAACGCATTTAATGCCAGAGATGAATCGTTTAATGGCGGTTATCAGTACATCGGTCCAGGAACTTATTCAAATCCTGATGGCATTAGAATAGGATGTTATAGTGAAGGAACAATTATTAATTCTATTTATACTAGAATTGCAATTGATGTTGCTTCTAATAACATTCACCACGTTCAACTTGATAAAGAAGGTCGATTCAAATCAATTGTTAAAGGCGGAATCGAGGATTGTTTAAATCTAGAAGCTAATATAGACCAAAGTGGAAAAGATTTCATCATGGATGTTGTAATATCTATGTTAGATGAAGGATCAATTGCAATACTCCCTGTTTATACAACAAGAGACATTCGCGATGGAAGTTTTGATATCTATTCAATGAGAGTCGCTAAGATTTTACAATGGTTTCCGGAACATGTACAAATCGATGCGTATGATGAACAAGATGGTCAACACAAGCCACTTATCGTTCCTAAAAATTCCGTAGCAATTATTAACAATCCTTTAGGTCCGATAATGAATGAACCTAATTCGACCTTAAAAAGATTAGTTCGCAAATTATCGTTACTCGATGCAATTGACGAACGAAACGGTTCTTCTAAAATTGATATTATTGTCCAATTACCATATAGCGTACGTTCCGAAGGTCTTGAAGCTCGTGCTGAAAAACGAAGAAAATCTTTGGAAGATCAGCTTGTTAATAGCAAATACGGCGTTGCTTATATGGATGGTACAGAAAAAATTACCCAGTTAAATAGATCGGTAGATAATAATTTGTTAACACAAGTTGAATATCTTACAAAGATGCTTTATTCTCAACTTGGATTAACAGACTCTATTATGGATGGCACAGCTGATGAAAAAGTCATGATAAATTACCAAAATAGAACAATACAACCAATTTTATCAGCTATTGTTGACGCCATGAAAAGAGTATGGATTACACCAACTGCTCGGTCTCAAGGAAAGACTATAAAATATTTCAACAATCCGTTTAGATTCATGACTGTTGGAGACTTTGCCGAAGCTTCAGATAAATTGACGAGGAATGAGATAATGTCTTCCAATGAAGTTAGAGATGTAATCGGATATCCACCTTCGGATGATCCTAAAGCTGATCAGTTAATAAATTCAAATCTTAATCACGATAAAACAACTATCGTTGAAGAGAAATCTATCGAGGAAAAGGAGGTAGAAAATCAAAATGGAATCTAACTTTGATTTCGCAGGATATGTAACAAAAGCTAATGTTACATGTACAGATGGAAGAGTAATTGAAAAAGACGCATTTGCCCATAATGATGGTAAAACTGTTCCTCTTGTTTGGGAGCATCTTCATAAGAGCCCTGATAATGTTCTTGGTACAGTGCTTCTTCAAGCAAGAGACGACGGTATGTATGGGTATGGTAAGTTCAACCATAGCGACATGGCAGATTATGCAAAACACCTAGTTGCTGAAAAGAACATCGACAAAATGTCCATTTATGCAGGACATGTTAAAGAATCAGCAAAACATGTTTCTCACGGTGACATCATTGAGGTGAGTCTTGTTTTTGCCGGGGCTAATCCAGGAGCTCTAATCGATAATGTTTGCATTGCTCATTCAGACGGATCCGAAGAAGTAATTTCCGAAGAAATCGTCGCTAGTGTTGGTGATGAGATCATTACTGAAAACATTGAATTTGAGCATGCTGATACAGATGGTGAAAAGACCATTGAAGACATCATCGATACTATGAATGACGAGCAGAAAACGGCTTTTTATTACACTGTAGCTAGAATTGCCGAAAAAACAAAAGACGATGAATCTAATGATATGAAACATAGTGATACAGAAGGAGGAGATAGTATTATGAAAGAAAATGCGTTCGATAAGTATTCCAAGACTGAAAAACTCGAAAAGAAAAACACCTTGACCCATTCTCAGATTGAAGAGATTTTTGCCGATGCAACTAAGACAGGCTCTTTGAAGCAATCCTTTATGCATGCTGCAGCAACATATGGAATCGATCCTGTGGATGTTTTGTTCCCTGATGCTAGAGAGTATAATGGAGCTCCTCAAACGAAGGCTCCAGAGATGGTATGGGTTCCTGAGGTTATAGATGCCGCACATCATAGTCCGTTCTCTAGAATCAAAACAACAATTATTGACATTACTGAAGATGAAGCTCGTGCAAAGGGTTATACCAAAGGTAAGCTGAAGAAGGAAGAGATTATTAAGGCACTTAAGAGAGTTACGACACCTACGACTGTTTATAAGAAGCAGAAGATGGATCGTGATGATATTCTCGACATTACATCTTTCGATGTTGTCGCTTATCTGAAAGGCGAAATGAGAACGATGCTTCGTTATGAGCTTGCTCGTGCTGCTCTTATTAGTGATGGTCGTACAGCCGTAGACGAAGCTAAGATTAACGAGGACAACATTCGTCCGATTTGGACAGAAAATGAAGTTTATGCAATTCATGAACAGGAAGCATACAGCGCTTCTAAGACGGCTAATGAAATTGTAGATGGTGTAATGGCTAAGATGGCTGATTATAAAGGTTCTGGTGCTCCTACGGCCTTTATTGGCAATACTTTGTATTACAAGCTTCTTCTTTCAAGAGATACTATGGGGCGTCGTCTATATAATACGCCTACTGATTTGGCAGCCGCAATGGGTGTCGGTAAAATAGTTCCGGTTCCTCAAATGGATAACCAAACTCGTACTCTCGATGTCGGTTCAAAGACTAGAACCTTGACTCTTCAAATGATCGTTGTTAACATGAACGACTATACTTTCGGATCCGATAAGGGTGGCGAGCTTTCTATGTTTGACGATTTCGATATCGACTATAACCAGTACAAGTATCTGCTTGAGACCAGAACTTGTGGTGCTCTCACTAAACCGGCATCTGCTCTCGTATTCGAAACTTATACCGAAACTAATAAAGGATGAGTAAATATTGCGGTAAACTCGGCTTCGTCAAGACAGTCGAGACTGAGAGAGGAATCTACGAAGAACAAATCGTTGAACGTACTTACAAAGGAGATGTTTTGACAAGTCGAGTAAACCGCGAATCTCCGGATAAAGTTAATGGAGACATTACAGTAAACAATCGTCTATCTATAGTTGGTGATTCGTTTTTTAACGAAAACGCGTTTTGTTTACGATATGCAACTTGGATGGGTGTAAAATGGAATATTAACTCGATTGAAGTATTAAGACCAAGAATGATCTTATCGTTAGGTGGTGTTTACAATGAGACCGAGAATTGAGTTACAGAATTTGCTAGAAAATTTACTTGGTTCTACAAATGTATACTTTCAACCACCAGAATCAATCAAAATGAAATTTCCATGTATTGTTTATCAAAGGATTTCCGGAGATACAAAATTCGGTGACAACATGGGATACAATTTTATAGCAAGATATCAAGTAACAAGAATCGGAAAGGAATCAAATCCTGAAGATTTTATACTTGAAATGTCAAAACTTCCAAGATGTATATACGATCGACATTATGTTGTTGACAATTTACATCACGATAATTTCTATTTATATTGGTAATAAGGAGGAAATAAAATGCCTAATAAACTTGTTTGGGATGAAGCTGGAAAACGGTTCTTTGAATCTGGCGTAAGTAGAGGCATTCTGTTTGTGCAGGATTCCGATGGTTCTTATGGGGAAGGCGTTGCTTGGAATGGTCTAACTGCAGTTAATCATTCTCCTGAAGGTGGAGAACTGACTGATTTCTGGGCAGATAACATTAAGTATGCTTCTATTCGTTCTGCTGAACAATTTAAGGGTAGTATTGAGGCATATACATATCCAGATGAATTTGCAGAATGCGATGGCTCTAAAGAGGCTATGAACGGTGATACTGGTGTTCCTGGTATGTATTATGGCCAACAGGCAAGAAAGCGCTTCGGCTTTGCGTATCGTTCCAGTATCGGTTCGGATACTCAGGATCCATCTGATGCTAATGCTCCTTATAAGCTGCACATCATTTACAATGCTTCAGTAAATCCGTCTGAGAGAGCTTATAGTACCATCAATGATTCTCCAGAAGCATCAACTCTGTCTTGGGACTTCGACACTACTGGTGTTATTGTTGAAGGATTTAAGCCTGTGGCGCACATCGAGGTTGACTCTCGTAAATTTACAGATACTAAGGCTGCATATCTCACGAAACTTATTGAAACTCTGGAAGGTTCTTCTACCGCTGCATCCAGACTTCCAACTCCGATCGAGATCGCTAAGATTCTTGCAACAGGGTCTACGACCTAAAATTATATTTTAAAATGATGGGGTTGTCCATGTGATGACCCCTCAAAAATTTATTTAAGGAGGGTTATAAAAATGTACGTAAAAACTATTAAATTTGTGGATTATGATGGTAATAATAGAGAGGTCACTGCTTACTTCAATCTAAACAAGGCGGAAATTCTCGAGATGAACATGAATGAAGAAGGAGGCCTTGAAGCTTTGCTTCATCGCATTTCTCTCACTACAGACACCAAAGAGTTAATGCGTCTGTTTAAACAGATTATTCTTGGTTCTTATGGTGAAAAGTCTGCAGACGGCATGCGGTTTGTGAAGAAGAAAGAGCTTACAGAAGCTTTTGAACAGTCTTGCGCATATCCTGAACTTCTAGTTGAGCTAATCAATAACGCAGAAGAAGCGGCTAATTTTATTAACGGCATAGTTCCAAAAACAATTCAAAACGCTGAATAATCCTAAATTATAGAGGTGAAATAATGCTCCAGATTCAAATAAGGTCTACGGAATACTTTGACTCGGAGAACGAGGTTTTTATATACGTTCCAGAACAAACTTTGACTCTGGAGCATTCTCTTATCTCTATATCGAGATGGGAATCAAAATGGAAGCAGCCCTTTGTGAATGGAAAGGGACTCACTCCGGAAAAGATTCGTGACTACATTAAATTTATGTGCATCAATAAGAACGTTTCAGATTTGGCTATAGAGTCTATGACAACTAAAGATATAAAAAAGGTTTTGGATTATCTTAAGGACCCGCAGACAGCGACAACAATAAATGACCATAATCGTTCACCTGGAAATCCTAACAAAAAAGTAACATCGGAAGAAATTTACGCTATGATGTTTGATCTTGGAATTCCTATTGAATGCGAGAAATGGAACTTTAATCGTCTTATGACTTTGATACGAGTATGTCAAATCAGAGCAAATTCTGGTGGCCAGAAGATGTCTAGAAGAGAAAATCTTAAGTATCAATCTGAATTAAATCGTGCAAGAAGAGCTAAAATGGGGAGTCGAGGATGAAAATTACTTTAACTTCCGGAAAGGATTTTAAGAAAACTAAAACATTCTTAAAACGATGCAAGAAACTCGATTTGGAAGACGTACTAAACATTTATGCACAAGCTGGACTTGATGCACTTCGAGCAAACACCCCAAAAGACAGTGGAAAAACTCAAGATTCTTGGTCGTACTTCATAGAGAAAACAAAAGATGAGGTTTTTATACAGTATACAAACGATAACATGGCAGGAAAAACAGGAATTCCAGTCGTAATCATGCTTACAAGAGGGCATGCCACAGGCGGAGGTGGATATGTCTATGGGATCGACTTCATAAATCCGGCCTTGGATGAAACATTCAAATATATAGCCGATGCTGCATGGAAAGAGGTGATGGGTAATGAGCGAGGTCGATAATAGAATCGTAAAACTTGGGTTTGATAATAAAGATTTTGAGAAAAATGTTGAAAAAACCCAGAAATCTCTTAAAAAGTTAGACGAGTCATTAAAGCTTGAAGATGCAGCTTCAAAATGTAAGGAAAGTTGCAATTCAATTAATGATTCCTTGTCTGGTCTGAACATCGACGCAATCAATAAATTTGTAGATACGTCATTGAGCAGATTTAATGTATGGGGAAAAACAATTCAAAATGTAGTAGACTCTGTTGCAAAGACAGCATTTGGCGAATTATCTAGTTTGTTTACAACTGTACCATCAATTATTGTGACCGCTGGTCGAAATAGAGCGCAAAACATTGAAAATGCTCGATTTCAGCTTAAAGGTCTTGGTATGGATGTCGACCAAATAATGGACGATGCAAACTATGCTGTGTCAGGAACTGCATATGGGTTGGACCAAGCAGCGAAAGCAGCGGCCCAGTTTGGTGCTTCTGGTATTAAAGCTGGCGAAGAGATGAAAACAGCACTTCGAAGCATTTCTGGTGTTGCAGCTATGACCAACACCGACTTCACAGAAATTGCTAGAATCTTTACTGCTATCGCTGGTACTGGTAGGGTACAGACGATTCGAATTCAACAGCTGTCCGACCGAGGTCTCCGTGTGACTGGTAAATTGGCAGAAGCATATGGCGTCACAGAAGAAGAAATGAGTAAAATGATTTCCAAAGGGAAGGTTGACGCCAAATCGTTCTTCAAAGTTATGAATGCTGCTTTTGGCGAACATGCAACAAAGGCTAATGAAACTTATTCTGGTTCATTAAGTAATGTACGAGCTGCTCTTGGACGAATTGGCGAAAAGTTCGAATCTAAAAAGATGGAGTCATTTAGAAGAATCTTTGTCTCAATGATTCCTGTAATTAACAACATTAAGAACGAATTGATGCCATTCATAAATGGTTGGAATACCATTGTTGAAACTGTCACGTCAAGAATTGCTAAACTTTTCGATAAGATAAAAGCATACCAAGACGGAATGAAGGACTCGGAGACGGTCTTAACAAAGATATCCAAAATAGTACTTGGACTCGTCGAAGATTTTAACAAACTTTTTTCTGCAATTGGATTTGGTATTAAAGACGGTATAAATCCAAGCATTGCTTCATTTGATTCTCTAATATCTAAAATATCAGCAGCTTATGAAAAACTTCGTCCAAGTTTAGAGACACTTACAACTATAAGACAGATAGTGGCGAGAGTTACATATACTTTTAAGAGCTTGGCTACGTTTGTCGGACAGATTTTCGGGGCTATTTACGACGCCATTACTGGTAACAGTGGTTCTGGACTTCTTGATGCAATCAACGGTATTGCTGGTGCCATTGCATATTTGTCGAGCAAGATCGTTCTTTCCGAAAGTGGTCTAGAATCTATTCGTAAGATATTTGGCGGTATTGCGTCGGCATTTAGAATTGTATTCAAAATTATTAATCCGTTTGCCAATGCTATAAGTGCATTCATCCAAGGCCTTGCAGGTACAAAAACTAACAATGCTGCAGAAGGATTATTAGGTCTTATATCCATTGTTGGCGAGCTTATAATGAAATTTGAGAAATTTTTAGATGAAACTGGGATTCTAAAAGCGTTGTCAACAGCTTTGTTTACGGCAGGAAAGTTTCTTGGTTCTTCTTTAAATGGTCTTTTGGCTATTATATCCAAACTTGTTGGAATCGGATCTGGTAAATTGTCAAATTGGTTTACAAGTATTGGAGGTTTTAGAGGAATTGCTTCCTATTTCTTAAACATCTTTGGCTTGATATTAGAAAAACTAAAGGGTTTTAGAACAAAAGCATTGGCATTTATTGTCCGTCTTCTGAATAAGGCTAAAGCTGTAATCGGGTCTGCTTACAATTGGATAAAAACAAAGATTTTTAATTCTGTTGTATCCGACGTTAACAAAGCTGGGGATACCGTAAGAGGATCTGTAGAAAAAACAACTTCAGCTTTTGATAAACTATGTAATACAATCAAAATAGGAATAACCGGCATAGGCATTGCTATAGGAGGAACTTTAGCAACTGTTATTGGAACAGCTGTTACGGTTATAAACCGGATAACTTCTCCGTTGAAAGGCTTTGGCGATATTCTTAGTGGTGTTGGAGATTTATTTACGTCTTTTTCTAAAAAACTGACAGGCGACACTTTCGTTGCAAAAGCAAACGCTATTGGCGATGCCGCAATGAAACTCGGAAAAGCTTTTGCCATTCTGTCTGTGTCTTTGATTGGTCTTTCACTTATAGATTTAAGTGCTCTTAAAGGTATTGTTTCATCGCTTGTTCCTTTGATTATCACCATAACTCTTTTAGGGTCAGTGATCGGAAATATCATAGCAAAGAAAAAGATTGCAAGTTCTATAAACAACTTAGCCGGATCTATTAGTAATGCAATTAGATTGATTAGTGGAAACCAGATTGCTGCCAAGAAGAAAACAAGCATTGGAGATATCATAAAAAAGCTTATCGCTGGTCTTCTTAAGTTTGCAATTTCTGTTTGGATTATTGCAAATATCTATAAAAAGAATAAAGCTGGTTTTATTGCTGCAGTGTCAGCTATTGGAGGTTTCTTATTACTATTTACTATTGCTGGTAAGGTTCTTTCCTCTGCTGGCAAAAACATTACATCTGCAAATAATGTTGATAAAGTTATCAAATCTCTTTCATCGATGATGATTAAGCTGGCTATTGCTATTAATATACTCCTATTTGCCATTAAAGGGTTCGATCCAGACCAAATTTGGTTAGTTATCGGTGGGATTCTTTCAGCTATGACGGCTATTGGTGGTTTGATGATGCTCGTGCCTCTCATAGCAAAATTGCTTTCAAACATTAAGGTCGACGAATTCAATTTACACAATATTGAGAAACTTGGAAAAGTCATGACCAAATTGTCTTGGGCAATGATACCAATAGCATTCGCTATAAAAATGATAGCAAAAGCTAATATTGATGATGGAGGAATAAAATCCGCACTATCGATAGCGCTTGTTGTTGGTGCTATATCTTTATTAGTTTTTGTATCCAAGGGTATAAAACCGGAATATGAGAGAAATCTTAAAATTCTTTCTAGAATAATCTTGTCTGTTGGTGCGATGGCGTTACTTCTTGGTTTTGCAGTTGAAAAGTTTAAAGATATTTCTTTCGGTCAAGCAGTTAGTTTCTTTGGTTCTATGATTCTTGTTCTTGGCTCTGCAATAACCATGATTATATTTGCTAAGAAAGTCTCGGATGTTTCATACGATACTAACCGTTTTATCAAATCTATGACTTCTATGATTGTAATAGTTGGTGTTATCGGGGCTGCCTTAACAGCTATGGCTTTATCATTTAAACAGCTTGCTCAATATGATTGGGTTTCGCTTCTTATGGTTGCTGGTATAGTAACATCATTCATGGTTTTTACGTGGAGAATCATTGCGACCATCTCGAAGATGCAAAACATCAAAACAACTCAACTTTTTGCAATTGCTGCTGCTATAACAGCTCTTGGTGCTGGATTGACAGCAATGGGCTTTGGTATGGCCGAATTTGTGAAACAGTTCAAAGACTTAGATATAGCACAGGCAATATCGGCTGTTGTTGGCATGATAGCCATGATGGTCGCCCTTGGCGTTTTAATTCATCTGGCATCCAAGATTGATGCTTATGGCGCAATCATCCTTGCTGTCGTATCATTGTTTGCTGCCGTTATAGGCCTTGCGACATATTTGTTTGGTATGGGTATTAAAAACTCTCTTGCTCGTATTCAACAGTTTCTCGATTTGATTGGATATTTTATGGAAGCATGGACCAAGCTCTTATGGATGCTTAAAAATATGGACATAATCGTTAACGCGGCGAAACTTCTTACTGATAATTTCAATATGATAGCACAAGCAATTGGAGATTCATTAGCATTAACATTCGATGTAGCAATTGGTGGTATTATTGAAAAGTTGAAGAAGAGAATACCGCAGATTAAGGAAATAATACCGATAGTCAAACAAACTCTTAATGAAGTTAAGAGCGATCTTTCTATAATTATTATACAGCTTGGTCAAATTCTTGGCACTATTGTTGGCTCAGTAATTGCTTCGCTCTCTACATCTGTATGGACGAGCTTAGTGGCAAGTATTACCGGTATTGCACAGGCAATCGCCATGAATGCACAAGGTTTTGCTAACAAAATTGCAGTCGCTCTTGAGACTATTATCTATGAAATTGCCGATTTCTTCCGTATAAATGCCGTCCCATTGGCTGATGCGATCGCAGTAGCATTAAAAGAAATTGTAGAATCTGTAGTAAGGATCTTGTATAATTCCATATTAGATGGTGCAACAGGTCTTCTCGAACAAATCAATTTGCTAGTAAAAAAGATGGGAAAAAATGATGGATTCGACATTTTAAATAGATGGATTGAAGGTCTTAAAAATACTAAGAAAGAGAATCTTAGTGATAATTATAGAACTCGCGAAGAGGCTTATGCTGGATATGAGGATTACAAAAAACGGTATGAGCAAGCCTTCGGAGGCGAATCAAAAAGCTTGTTCGAGAGGATCGGCGATCTTATCACTGGCGGCGATGATGAGAATGGAAAGACTTGGGCAGACAAACTTAAAGATGCCGTTAGCAAAGGTAAAAACGCAATTCTCGATGGTCTGCTTGGTGACGGTGCAAGTGAGAAACCTATTGGCGAGAACCTAAGTGAGTGGCTTAAAGAAAACGGTCTTTCAAATTTATTCGGCGCTGGAGACGCAAATTCTTTGTTCGGAGCTGAAAACTTAGTAGATAACACAAATGGTGCTATACTAAATGCGCTTAACGGAATAAACGAAAACACTCTTGCTACTGCTGAAAACGCCAAGAAAATTAAGGATAACACAGAAGAAATGACTGTATCTCTTGACACAGGTCAAGTTGTCGGCGCTATTGCTCCTGATATGTATGACGCTCTTGGAAGAATCCGAACTCAAAAAGGAAGGGGGAATTAAATGTTTCACGGGATAACCTTTTACAACCAGAATAGATTTGACACATCTACATATGTAAACAATTATGTAATGCGTCGTACTTGGGAAGATTGGCATTTGATTCCTACTTCTCGACCTATTGTAAATAAACCGAAACCAAAAACAAATTATATTACGACTTACGCAGCTCAGGGCGGCATCGACACTACTGATGCCGTCTTGGGTTATCCCGTTTATGACAGACGAGAGGGTTCTTGGGAATTCTCTATTATAAATTCTTATGTCGACATAAACGGTCAGACTGTACGGACGATGCCAAGTGACCTTCTTATCACGCAAATTATGTATGTATTGAATGGCCAGGTACTTTATATGGTTCTGGATGATGACCCTGATTTCTATTACTATGGACGTTTTTGGGTGGATGAAGTCAAACAGAGTGGAACTTTGACTGGTATATCAATAAAATACTCTTTGAATCCGTGGAAGATTTCAAAAACTGATATGAGTAATCAAAATGGAAGTATTTCAAAGACGTATTTGTGGAATGATCTCTATTTAGGTACGGATGTACATAAGGTTATTCCTCAAAATCCTATGACATATACAATAACAGATCCGAATGGTACAATTGAAATGAATGTTCCTGGTTCGGCTCCATTAGAAACGACTGTGACTATTTCTGGTTCATATCTTGGGTTGGCAACATCAATATATTTGATTTATAACGGAACAGCGAATGAGTTTAAATTAACAGACGGGACTCTTACTAAAAAAATTAGATGTTATGTTACTGATCGACTTATAAAAGTTGAAAATCTCGCTGTTGGAGGAACTGTAACATTGCGTGGGGAATGGGGTGAGTTCTAATGCCAAATATTAAAAATATTGCTGGACCCATTCGATACGACATGCCTGGAATCTATCTTTGGAATCCAATTACTGATGGTGACGCAAGCGAAAGAGTTTGCATATGGGATAGATATTCATACAATAGCAATGGCATTGATGAAAATCAGCTTGAATCAGCAAAGTTGTCTATGAATGTGAATTCTGGTGGAACTTTGACTATTAAGGTACCTTATACAAACACAAGTATACAATATATTGTTGAGAACTGGGATCTATTTGGAGACGTACACACTCCAGGAAGATATCCTATGCATCCGAACTACAACTGTCTTGCGCAGTGGATTCGTTGCTATGTAATCCTTCCTAACGGAGATATTTGGTTCGGTAGGCCGCAGTCGATGTCATATGACGAAAAAGGAACTGCAACGATAGTCTTCGAAGGGGCATTAAGCTTCCTTAGTGACTTCATTGTTAATGGTTATGACTATCAGGAGTATTACAAAGAGACTACTGGAGAGCTTCATGGTGGTATATCTATACGGGACTTCGTCAGGGTTATGGTTGAGAGGGCTGATTCTCAAGTATCTGGGTTGTCTGGAGGAGATTTCAGACGAGTCTTCCAATCCACAGAAGCAGAAGCTGCAGACGAGAGAGTGTATCCTGTTTCCGATTCATTCCAAACTATTTACGATGCTCTTATAAAAGGCGTTGTTGAGCTTAGTAGAGGATATTTTAGTTCTTCTTTTGAATACAATGAGACAAATGCTAGGTATTATCAGTATGTATATTTTAAATATTATAAAGCAGCAAAATCAGGTCTTGTATTGCCAAGAGAATTTGTTAAATCTCAATCTAAAGGTGTTGACTACACAGAAGATACATGGATGCGTTTAGCGCCTTTTGGATCAAAAATCGATAACTCAGAGAAGCGATATGATATTACTGGAGTTGAAGAAACGACTTATCACACTGCTGGTTCTATTTGGGTATCATATAACCGGAATCTTTCCACACCAGTTAACAACTTTATAAAAGATATTGTGACTGTTGCTGAGATTTTTGAAGGTGTTACTGATCCACAGATTTTGTATAAATTAGCAGTGCAGGTTTTAAGTAGTCGTAGTCTGTTGTTTGCAACTAAAAAATTTAATATGAAATGTTTGGGTTGGTATAAAAGATATCCAGGACTTCCGGCAGATGTCGAACAAGGCGATGTTCGTATCGGTGATTACTACACTGTCGAAGATCTTAATAAACCTCTTGACTGCATAAAGGTTGATTATGACCTTTTAAATCCTGTGAACGATTCTTATGAATTCGAAGAACATATTTCTTAAAAAGGAGGGTGATTTATGGCAACCTTTGATCAAAATATAACTGCTATTAGACAGGCACAGTATGGATATGAAGTACGGGACGCGATTGCTGAGGGTCTTACTCAATGCTATAATAAACCTTTATATAGAACTTTGGAATATGAAGAAAGCGATACCCCTGGTGTTGGAAAAAAGATAGAAATTTTTCTTCCAAATGACAAAAAAGTTTTAATCTATACTAGTGTTGATAAATTAAACAATTGTTATACTACTGTTGGAACAAATGTTGTTATAAGTAATGCGTCTTGTTATTACGCAAATTCTATTGCAAATCCAACTTGTACGATTACAAAAAATTTAAGCGACGGGTCTATTATTGTAACTACGTCTAGCGAATTATCAAACCTTACAAGAACAACTAAGATTCGTGTAG